TGATTAGATCAGATGCCGCCAAATTGGCCCCTAATTGGCCCGTTGCACCAATACCAATTTGGTTATGCAAGCCCAGGGGTTCCCCGGAGCCGGTCCCATTGATAATTTTGTTTTGGATTTCCTTACGGAATGCCTTAGCAAATAACGTGTCAAAATATTGCACCACGTTAAACCGGCTATCCGCCAGTAATTCCCGGCTCGTCCGGGTCATGCCAAACAAGGCATTCACTTTCCATTTGATTTGCTCTGTGGCGGGGTCTGATTCTGTCCCCGTGGTATTTTGCCCTTTCCAAAATACGGATACCGCCGCCCCTTCCCTGGGCATTTCGCCGGAAATGGAACCAATGGGAACCGTAGTCACCTTCCCCAACAAATGATTGGGGGCTTCGATTTTGTAAATAATATCCTGGGCCATTTCATCGGGCACCAAGAATCCGCCTTCTGATCCCACCTGGGTATTCAGGGCTTTCAATTCCGATTGGTTCTTATCCACCACGGCGGTAACAAACCGCTTGGCATTGGCTTCCCATGACTTATCCACTTGCTTGCCATCGGGGGCCGTGAATTTCATATCCCGATTGGTGGCCGGGGAAGCTTTTAGGGCCGCAATTTGGGCTTCCACCGTTTCCGCGGAAACAAATCCCTTCAATGCCTTTTCGATTTCGCCCAACCGTTTTTCCGTAACCGAACCGATTTTCTCAAATTCTTCTTTAATGCCCGCTACCAACTCCTTAACGTCCATATTATTTTCCTCCCGTGAGTTTATCGGCCAAGGCTTTTGCCTCATCGGCCAATTGTTTTAATGCTTGGTCCACTATTGACGCTTGCAAGTATTCCAACAAATCCGCCAATTCCTTGGCCGTGGCCGCATCTTCCAAAGCCTTAGCATCGGATACCGATTTGCTTTTTCCTATCTCCGTGAAGGCCGCCCGCAAATCCTTCAAATCCCCAAAATCAATGGACCGGCCCGCCGCCGTAACCAAGGCTTCCCGGTTGGCCGGGATGGGCACAGCCGACACCTCCAACAATTCCAAATCTTCAATCACTCGGTAAATATTTTGCCCGTAGGATTTGACTTCATCCTCAGTAGGTTTCCGCCATGCCTTCGGAATGAAGCCCACGGAAAAGGCACTTAAAAACCCATCCCGGTACATTCCCCATACTTCCTCGGCAAAGGCATGATCCGCAAATATGGGCGTAAACCGTAGGCCGTTTTCGTCCACCATTAATTTGGTGGCCTTTGCCACTGGCAAGGTATCGTAATTATGCGCCCAGGGCACGACAGGATTTTTCTTAAATAATTCCAGGGTGCCGACAAAGGCTTGGGGCAAGATAATTTCCCCTTGCCGGTCCACGCTCTTAAAACTAGCATAGGCTTCCACGCTACGCTCATCCACGTTCACGGACCGAACCTCGGCAAAAGATTCATGGGCTTTTTTCTCTCGCAATTCTTTTTCCAAAGCCGCCATTTCTTCTTTAGTCATGGATTGGTTTTAACATTGAAGGGTAAACCGTCAACCCCTCCGGCCCGGCACCAACACGCCCACATGATTAGGGTGGAATTCGATACTATCCGCCTCATCAATGGGTATGCCCGTGGAAAGGCACCCGTATTTTTCCCCCTCCACGGTATGCCCCTCCGGCCCGCCTTCGCATCCGATTACGTCTAAAGTGGATATCCCCACATCTTTATAGCTTCGGACACTCACCCGGTCCCAGGTAGCGGAAATTTCCGTGCGGGCAATTCGTTCCGCCCGGTAGTTTGTAGCTTCCGTGAATACGCCTTTCACGCCCTTAAATTCATCGTCCGAAACGCCGTCAATAATTTGCTCCAAAGAATAGCCCCGATCCACGCCCAAGGATATTACTTCATCCAAATCCGTCCGAGTAGTCCGATTAACCCTGGGCACCCGATTGGCCAACGTGCTACGGGCCGCCGATAGCTTGGGGTCATCATGTTTTAATTTTGAGCCGGTTAGGGCGTTCAAAATATCCACGCTGGCCGATATCGTGGCGTCAAATTCCCCTTTCATCAGATTATTGATTTTCCCCGCCTGGCCTTCCCAATTAAATCCCGAAGTGGGAGCCTTCACCACGGCCATGGCCTTGGCTCGTACCCCATGTTCCCGAAGATAGCGGATTACGGCGGCCTGTTGATCCTTGAAATAGGCAATCAACGCCGCCCGCACTTTAGGCCGCCTTCGGTTTTTCATCCGATCATACGAAAGCAAAATCCGATTACGGCCCACGGCTCGTTTCATGTGCGATACGGTCAACCGGGGGTATAACGCCCTGGTAGGGGTGGCCTCGCCCGGGGGTTCCGTGCCTTCCTGGGGGGCCGGTTCTTCCATGGCGTCAACCGGCATAAGGCCCACCGGAAGATAAAAGCTATTCATGCCGGGGGTATCGGATTCCTCCAAGCCTAAAAATTCTACCCGCACTTCATTAGGGGTAATCGCCCCTAAGGCAAAGTACCGTTGGGCTACTTCGCTTTCGGATTTGTCATCATCGAAAATTGGCATATCCGTTTCCACCCGCCAATCAGGATTGAACGGCATCACAATATCTTTGGTTATTTGCTCATCAATTCGCTTGACCAACGGGGCAATGGTTTCCCGTTGATACGTTAAATCCTGTTCCTCAGAATTAGAATAATTGGCATTCTCCATAATGCCCGCCTTGGCCGGGGGCACCCCGAAAATAGACAGGATTTCCTGTTGGGTAAATTTCAACGTGCCCAAAAATTCCATATCCTTTTGAGTGACGCCGGTTTGTTTGTACTTCAATCCGGCTTCCAAGAGGGCCAGCTTTTGCATCCTCTCTACGCCTTGATGCTCCTGTAAAAATTCTTTTTTGAGCCGGGTGAAACTTTCCTCGGTCATTTGGTTTTCTGATTCCAGTACCCCGGAGAGCCACGCCCCTTGTTCAAAAAATTTCCAACTGAATAGATGGGCGGCATTGTCAATTTCGTAAGTCATAATAGATGCTTGAATTTTCCCCATGCCATACCAGGAATCCCTAGGGTGGGGCAATTTCGTATGGCTCACCCGCGCCGCATCAAATGGCATCCCATCCCCACGCCCACTGGCCCCATTCGGGCGGAACACAAACCCGGAAATAAATGTTTCCCTGTTAGGAATGATGGTCACATTTTGCGGGGGCAACTGCCATAATTCCCGTGGAAGATTCCCGATTAAATCATCTTTGAGGGTATAATTATTTCCCACTAGCAAAAGATTCCAGGCCATAGCTTCCCGCAATTGCGGGCCGGTCATAAACGGATTAGGCCGCTTGAGCAAATCAATTACTGGCCCTTTGGTAATTTCCCCGTTATCGGCATCCAATACCTTAAACCGCTTGAGGTAAATAGATTCCCCGATAATAGAAACGCATTTATAGACCATGGCAATTTGTTGGGCCGCCTTGAGGTAGGAATCATAATCAATGTATTTGGATTTCGGGTCTAATTGGGTTTGCCCATATGCCCGCAAGGCGGAAAAATTCTTGGCCCCAATAGACCAATGGAATAGAATTTGCCTGATCCGAGGCATGAGCAACGCAAAGGGATTCATAGCCAGCGTGCCCTAGGTATCTTGGCGAACCGCCAAGCAATTGTATCTAGGTTTTGGGCATGGCGGAAATGGTCCGGGCCGGTCCTTGCATATTCGTACCATATATTCCCCATCTTATCTTGCTTCCTCACTTTGACAAGGTTTTCGCCATGCTTGCAAAATTCCTCAACGTCCCGGCTCATGGGCGGCAAAATCGCCATTTTGTTTAGGAGTACGTCCCGGCTTACGTCCAAGGTCATGGTGCGGTTACTATTCACCTGGCCTTTTTTGTTATCTAGCTTCGGGTCATTATCCACGTTGTCATCGTAATAGCTTAACCACACACGGCCCGGAAAACGCTTTTGTAAATCCCTGGCCTTCCGTGTCTCCGGCATGGCGTCAATAATCACGCTGAAAGCCCGATACTCACGAACCAGGGAATCTATTTCCTCAAATTCTCGGAGGACACGAAACAGATATTGCCGCCGTCCATCCGGGGCGGGCCAACTAATCACGCAATGCAAAAGCTTCCCCTGGTCAATGCCAATGGTGGATTGCATCCCGGCGGGAAAGCTGGGGGCTTCGGAACCGCAAAGGGTTTTGAGAAAATCGGCTTTCAATTGCTCCGATATGTCAATATAAGGAAGCCCCAATTTATTGTTATAGAAAACATCCTTGTATACCAAATCCTTGTAGGCCGTGAGAATTTTAAGCGGGCTAATCGTGGCGGAAAATAATTGACTGAAATGGTAGCCCCTGATTTTACTTGAAGGATTTCGGGCAATCCATGTTCCATTTCGGTAATCAATTTCCTTTTTGCATTTTTGGCATATCCGTATTACATGACCCTCGGAGACTTCGGCCAAACAATCGGGGAAATAATCGGTTAGCACGTTCTCATGACCGCACCCGTGGCATTTGATATGCCAATACCGTTGATCCGATTTCTTGAATTGTTTATCTATTCCATAATCCGGCAAGGTGGGATTGGATAATTCGGTAATCCGTTGAACCTTGGAAGCCGATACCCGTTCTATAGCTTCCTCCCGGCGGGCAGGTTCGATTTCGTCTAATTCATCAAATACCAATTCATCAGCCGGAAAGCTTTTGATGCTCGCCTTGGATTTCATCCCACGCAAATATAAATAGGCCCGGCCTATCCGCTTGATCCGTGTATTATCTAATTCCTCAGATTTCACTTCCTGGGATTTCAATGTGGGATTGGATTCTAAAATAGGGTTCACTTTATAGTTAGCAAAATCCCGCATATCCGTAAGAGTGGGAAGGAAGTAGCCCACGCCTAGCGGCAATTCGTATTTGCATCCGTGGATAGACCAAATCAATACCACGGTACTTAAACCCATTTGGGGGCTTTTTTCTATAACGGTATGTTCAGCCCTGGGAAATTCGTACAATTCGGCCAGGTAAGGCCGTTGAATTAAATCAATCCGGCCTTCGGGAATTTTAATAGCTTCTTGGGCAAAGAAGGCTAAAGAATGGGCCGCCCAAAAACTATTATAAGCCGGGTTCTTTAGCTCGTTTGGCTCTAGCCCTGGCAACAATGTTTCCGATTTCTCTTAAAGAATTCTTATCCAAATCCTCCAAACTTGGCGGGATTTCATCCCCGGTCCGGTCCGTGACTTCCCCCCGGGCTAACCGTTCCGAATCCAAGGCCAGCCGGTAGGCACTTACGGGGTTATCGGAAAGGCCGCTTTCCAATTGCTTGTAGGCCACTTCTTGAATTTTGATAGCCCGTTCAATATGCCGGGCGTTCATTTCGGCCACCGTGCCTATGGTACGCCGTTCCGTTTCTACCGCCACCTTGCCGACATAGGCCCGCCTCTTTTCTACCCATCCTTGTTTGCTGGATTTCCTTTCCAGGCAACGCAAGGTATAGCCCCGCTTGCCTTTGTATTTTATGGCAATGTCAGCTAAGGAAAGCCCATTATGGATATATTCCACGGCGGCATTGATGGGCTTCTTCGTGGGATTGGCTTTCTCGGGCCGGGTCTTTTTGCTCATGGCTTCATGGTACGCCTTCGGAACAAGGAAAAGAAACTCCCCCCAGGTGTACTACCCCAGGGGGAGCCCATTACACGATTGGCGGGACTGATCCAGCCCCCGGAGCCTGAGCCGGAGCCGCCACCTTTGAGCCAATGGTTAATTTCTTGGCCTTGTCTTTCTTGCGCTTTTTTGCCGTCTTTTTGTTGGCCACTTGTCACCCCCTTATTGTCCTGATTCCGTTTCCTGTTTCACATCATGCCTCCCCACAAAGGATGCAATATCGTCGTAATGATCCAAAATTAGCCGGGCCTTGCGAATTCCAAAACTAAATGGGTAACGATCTTCCGGCCCTTGGCTGAGAATCAATACCGGGCTTCCCTTATATTCGGATTCCTGTACTTCACTCATGTTTCACCCCCTTTTGTCTATTTGAACCTCATTTCAATTTGCCAAGCTTGCGAAGCTGTCCGTTCACGCCCCGCCGGTACATCGTCCCATCAGGGTGAATCACGATATCCAAGGGAAGCCGGGGCTTCATCAGCCAAATATACAGCTTCAAGATTTTCAAAAGGAAAATTTCCCATGCCAGCCGGGCGATTCTAACTATCATGGCCCGGCATCTTGGCATGGCTATGGACTAGACAACTTTTTAAATCCCAGGCTACGGGTTGCCCGGCCAATTCCACTTTGAAAATATGAGCAAAGGCCCCCAAAGCTAGGGCTTCGGGGTCATTCACGTTTAATTTCACATTGGCCAATACCGCCGTGGCCTGGAAAGCATGAGCCGGGGAACCGATAAAGCCCCGAAGGATCAATTCTACTCCTTGAATTTGGAGGGGTCCACGAGGCCGGGGGCTACCTTCCCCGGCGGGTGGGGGAGGGCTTTTCTTCATCTTCACGTTAAGGCCGGACCATTTCACCCATCTATTGCCCATATTGGCGGGTGGCCACCAAATCCCGAATATGCCGGGCATCCTCCCGCACCGTGGGATTAAAGGCTTTCCAATCCTTCCCATGGCCAATCAAGAAGTGGCAAGCCGTGGAAGATTCGCAAAGGGTTACTAGGTTGGTGGGGTCTAGCTCCCGTTCCGGCGCCAAATGAAACGGGTGGATATGATGCACTTCCGGTTTCTTCACCCCTCCACACGCCGCGCAATCGGAATGGGCGGCCAGGTGGGTTTTTCGCACCCTCCACCACCGGGGGGAACGGGTTAGCCCTTTTAAGAGGGTCCGAAGGGTCACGGCTTACACCTCCCCCATAAACCTTGCAGGGTCCGAAGGGCCTTTTTCTTTTTCCGCCGGGCCTTGGCTTTGTTCCTTCGGGCTTTATTCATTGGCGTAACCCCATTTGACAAACCGGATACGGCCATTCTTCAAGCGCTTGAATTGCGGATTGATTTTTTCAATATGACATCCGTTAAGAATGGGTTTCAGGCTTTTATGTTGCACTTTGAGCAAGAGTGTATCTTTCATAAATTCCTGGTCTGAAACATGCCAGCCTAGCACTTTGGTATACTTCGGGAAAGGCATCAATTGGAATAACAATTCCGCCGTGATTTCAATAACGGCCTTCCGGCTTTCGGCGGGGTGCCGTTTCAAGAGGCTTTCCCAATCCGTTGGCTTACGTTATCCCAACACGGATTGCATATCACGGTTTCCCGGCCTTGGGCCGGTTGCTCTTTGGACCCGTGGGGGTTGCCTTCCTTGTCCACCCCGGACCCGCATTCAAAACACCAACGGGTTAAATTCACGGCTTCATGTTCGGGGGCAAGGCTACTGCCGGAACAATGGCACTCTTGGGTTTAAAACATTGGGCCAATATTCCGCCTTCCATCATTCGTAATGCCGCTATTGCTTCCTCCGGGGTGAAGCCTTCCACCCCAAGATGGAATCCCGTACCGTCCGGTTTTCGTTCAATAAAAATTACCTGTCTCATGGGGCGGTATTTTCACCTTTCCCGGCTCCGGCTTCAAGTACCCGTTTCCAAAATTCGTCCCAATCTTTGGCATCACCGGGGGGCCGTTGGTTATTCAGCCGGGTATTTTCCAGGTTTAATTTGGCCATGTAGGGTTTCACTTCCGCCAGGGCCTTTTCCGCCGCCTGACAATCCGCCTTCCAGGCTTTCCGGTCCTGGCGTTCCATGATCCACAGCGTACAAAAGAGGACCGCCAGCCATCCCGCAAAAATAGCCTTCATGCTCATACGCTTGTAATCGTCAATCATGGCTTGACCATATGGCGGTTACAACGCCCACACCATAAATGCTTAGAGCATTCACGGCCACAATGGCAATTCAGCCAATCCCAACCATCATCATGGCCAACGGCCCAACACCCAATAAGAGCTTTGATCCGTAAATACCATTTTTCAAACATTAGGATTTTGCACCCCACGGCTGGCCATATCTCACCGTGATTTCCGTTCTTGGGTTGGCCTTGTCATATTTTTTATCCTGAGCCGTATGCACCAATTGGGCATCATCCAACCACAGGATTTTATTACCCGCATCCTGAACAATTTTAATAAGGTTGTCATTATCAATGCGCCTGTAGGTGGAACGGTAGAATATGCATTCTAACCAAGCGGCCTTGGCGGGGTTCCAGGCCGCCGCCATCTTGGCTTTGGCGAATTCATAGCCCAGCATATTGGCATAGGCCCGGCTGGCCCGATCTTTGAAAAAGACACCCCGCCCGGCTCGTACCCGTTTCCAGGCCATGGGTTCAAGGGCTATGGTAATTTGGAGGGTTTCTATTTTAAGATTTTTCAATGACTTCCATTCTGCCCAATGCTCCCACCGCCTCATCAATAATTTTCATGGCGGATTCCATGGAACGCCGAACATCATTCAATCTTATCAACACCTTAGATTCATCGTTATTCAAGAGGCGATAAACCGCCTCACCAATATTTCCATCCATCCATTTTTCTATCTTGATCCCTGATTTAACTTCAAATTCTTTGAGGCATTTTCGCAATTCTTTCAAATCTTTTTCCACCCATTCTACTTTAGATTTAATATTTTCTTCGCCTAACTTGATTCCTTCCGCTTTACCCTTTCTAAATGATTCAGCTATTTTGGATTTTGGAGTAATAATTTCCGTGCATTTCCTCATAATCCCACAAACAATTTCGATATCCATGGAATTGGGTTTCATTTTTTCGGGATTCTTCGCCGCACGGAGAGTTTTACCAAATGGATATAATAATCCCCAATTCATGGGCACTTCAGATTTTGGGATAACTTTTTCTCCTGGGGCTACCATCCACCAAAAATGACAATATCCGGCAATTGCATCGGCCTTTTCAGGATTCTTCAATTCGTTAAGCCAATCAGCACGGGCCGTTTTAATCTCAAATCCATGTAAGTGAAGCCCTCGGCTTGGGAATAACGACATAGCTAGGGCATCAGCCGTTCTAACTCTGTAGCCAAATCCTGTTTGATTTCTTACCTGTGGAAGTAGGGCATACTCGGGGGAACAAAAACGATTTTCTAAAAGTGCTATTAAATCTGATTCATGCATCAGAATTTCACCCGGCGCATTTCCACCCAGGATTCAACCTGGGGGTGCAACTCAATCACCCGGCGCATGATGTATGGCACATGGGAATTATTCAGCTTAAATCCTTCCTCATCCTTGGCGTACACCGTGACTTCCCACCTTACGCGCTGGGCAATCATCATGGCGGCAAATTTCTTTTTGTGGGCCACGGCCTCCAAGGCGAATTGAATAAACAGGGTCAGGATACGGGGGTATTGATCCAGATACTTAAACGCCTGTTCCCGGTAATTCGTTTTCTTCACACCAGGGATTAACCCGGCTGAAATGGATACTTTCCGGCCCACGCCGGGCACGGGGGCCAGATTCTTAAACAATGGCAATTCCTCGGGCCGGATGGCCGGAGCTACTCGCACACGGGTAAGGGCGTCTTTGAGGGGTGTTATGCTCATGCGGCTACCTGTTCCGGACTTTCCCATATTTCCACGGGGCCCAACTGTTCATCATTTTCAAGTCTTGGTGTAAACCCCCATTTGCCTAAAATACCCTCCATCAAGCCCAATGGAGTGGGCACGGATACCTTGAATCCATCACCTTCAATAGCCTGTATTAAATCCTTAAAATATCCTTTTCGTTTTTCCGTCACTTCCACCATGCTTATAAATATCGTGTTATCCGTTTTCCATAACCATGATAAATCTAAGAATCTTTTTTTATTAAATCCCCAATGTTCCGGGGCATTGCCTATTTGAATCATCCCGTTTTTCATGGCCCCATTTCCACATTCTTTTCAAGCTTAGACCGTTCCATAGAAAATAAAGAACGGTATATATCCAATTCTTTTTCCAACACATCCACTTCATGCGAAGCGGCCCTAAATTCCGCTTCTAAGGCTACGGCATCCATCCGGTAGGTGTGGGTTTCCTCGTAGGCCATTTGCTTGGCCGTTTCCACGGTCATGGCGGGCCGGGCCTTGTGAATTAGGTATGCTTTGGTTTCCTCTTGCTCGGCTATTAAGTCG